TTCTATAGCAGGAACTTTATCTACAGCAGCTCAACCTAATATTACAAGTCTTGGTACGCTTACAGGTTTAGACGTTGCAGGAACTCCAACCTTTGATGGTTTGACTGTTGATGGTGATATAACTATAGCAAGCACTGTACCAAGATTAATTTTAAGTGAAACCGATTCAACTAATGGTAATTGGGATTTTAGAGATTCTTTTGGTATTCTTAAAATTAGGTCATTAAATGATGATTTGTCAACTGCACAAAATAGATTAGAAATAGGTGGTAACGGAGACATCTCCTTCTACGAAGATACAGGGTCTACAGCCAAGTTCTTTTGGGATGCAAGTGCTGAATCGCTTGGAATTGGAACGACTAGTCCTAATGTTGCTCTAGAGGTAGATGGTGGCACGGCTAATGGTTCAATTGCACGTTTTCACAACGAAAATAGTAGGTATTTAGAAATAAGTGCTGAAAGCGATGGTACATACGATGATGCAATAACTGTATTCTATAAAAATAGTGGTGTTGGTCAGTTTGCTTTCAGAAATTCCACAACAGAATACATGAGAATAGACTCATCAGGCAACGTTGGAATTGGAACGACTAGTCCTTCAAATAAACTTCATGTTGTAGGTGATGTTTTTGCAGAAAGCGGCAGCTTTTATGTTGGCGGTGGCGGTGTTGTAGCTAGTGATAGTACATCAAGAGATTTAAATTTTGCTATAGGAAATACTACTCCTAAAATGACTCTTGACACTTCAGGCAATGTTGGAATTGGAACGAGTAGTCCTAGTGGTTCGCTTGAAGTAGTATCAAGTGGAGCTGATACACATTTGGTTTTAAAAAATAGTGCAGCTTCAGCACCTTTTCAAATAGGTCAAGGAAATGATAATTCTTTACGCTTCTATGAAAATAGCACAGAAAGAATGCGTATTGATTCTTCAGGCAACTTGTTGGTGAATAAGACATCAAGTGGTTCTTTAGCTACAGCAGGTTTTGAGTTAGCTTCTGATAACACACTAAGAGCAACAAAATCAGCTTCAGCACCAGCAGAATTTAACAGACTTTCTGATGATGGTGAAATAGCTATTTTTTATAAAGACACTTCAAAAGTTGGAAGTATTGGTGCTTATGGAGGTGCTAGTTATATTGGGGGAAATACTAATGGTTCAATATATTTTAATGGCAATACTGATGTAAGACCTTTTAATAAAACTTCACTTGCAAATTATGATAATCAATTAAATTTAGGTGGAACTACTTCACGTTGGAAAGACCTCTACCTTTCAGGTGGTGCTTATCTAGGTGGTACAGGTTCAGCAAACTATCTTGATGATTATGAAGAAGGTACTTGGACTCCTAGCTTATCAGGTGCTAATAATATAACAAGCTCTGTTGCTGGTAGTGCTACATATAGAAAAATAGGAAGTTTAGTTTATATTAATTTTGAAGTAACAGGAGATGTAACAAGCAGTACAGACGAGGTAAGACTATCAATTTCTTTACCTTTTGTTGCAGATTCAACAACATATAAAGATGTTGGTCACGTTTCATTTTTTGCAGGAACAGGTGCTAATAGGTTTGGTGTAGGTTCTTTATATTTAGGTACTACTGCAAACAGTTTAACTAATCTTTATGTATCTGCTGGTCAAATGAATTCAAACACTAATACAGAATTTAGATGTTCATTAGTATATAGAGCAGCATAACAATTTAACTAATATACCTAGTGGATTCTAGGTACGGACATAGGAGAAAATAAAATGGCAATAACAAAAGAATTAATAGAAGATAAAATAGAAGTTGTAGGAGACTACAAAACTATACAAGTAAGAACAGCTACAGTCATCAAAGAAGATGGTGTAGAGATATCGAGGTCTTTTCATAGACACGCATTAGATTGTGTAAGCTCATCACAAGACGAAGATGGTAACTGGACTCATACAGATACAGACGTATCAGGAGAGTCTACAGAGGTTCAAGGTATAGCTACAGCAGTTTGGACAACAGAAGTAAAAAACGCTAAGAAAACAGCTAACGAAAACGCAGGAGTTTAATAATGGCAAATACATACACATGGGATTGTAAAACAGTTGATACATATCCAACACACGACAGTCATTCAGACGTTGTTTACAACGTACATTGGCGATTAAACGCAGAGAGCGATCAACAAGACGCTGATGGTAATAACTATTCAGCTTCTGTTTATGGTACTCACAGCGTTAATGCAGATGATATATCAAGCTTTATACCTTTTGCAGATCTTACCAATGACGTAGTTACTGGTTGGGTTACAGCTGGTATGGGTGACGATGAAGTTGCTAATCTTAAATCAGGATTAGACAGCAACATTGACAGTCAAATCACACCAACATCTGTTACTAAAACCATAGGTTAAACAATGGCACTATTGCCTGTAACTCCGCCAGCTGGCATAGTCAAAAATGGAACTGACTATGCTAACAAAGGTCGTTGGGTTGACGGCAATCTTGTGCGTTTTGAAAACGGATTTCTAAAACCTATTGGTGGTTGGTCTAAACTAAAAACTACAGCACTAGATGGAGAGCCTATAGGTATGTATGCCTATAAAGATAATCTTGGCGCATCTATATTAGCTGTCGGTACAAGACAAAAGGTATATGTTTTATACGACAATACTTGGACTGATATAACACCAGTTGGTTTTGTAAACGATGCCTCTAATGATCCTCTTGGTTATGGTGCATACCACTATAACGTAGAAGATTATGGCGATGCTAGAAGTCAATCTGGACTACCTCTCGATACAGGTCATTTCTCCTTTGATAACTGGGGAGAGGATTTAGTCTTTTGTTTTTCTGGTGACGGCAAAATATACAAATGGAGGCCAGTTTCAGGCGGAACAGCTGATACCATTGGTACAGTTGTAACAAACGCTCCTACAGGCTGTCAGGCTGTCTTAGTGACTAATGAAAGACACTTAGTTGCTATTGGTTCAGGTGGAGACCCTAGAAAGGTATCTTGGAGTGATAGAGAAGATAGAAACACTTGGACATCTAAAGCTACAAATACAGCAGGTGATGTGCAAATACCTACAGGTGGTCGTGCATTATTAGCAGTTAAATACCAAAACGATGTAATAATTTTTAGTGATACTGGTATAGATAGAATGAGCTATGTAGGCTCTCCGTTTGTTTATGGTATCGCAGCAGCAGGTTCTAACTGTAAAGCTGTAAGTAGAAGATCAGTCGTGCAAACAGGAAACTTTCTTGCGTGGATGGGTGAAAACTCGTTCTTTGTTTACGATGGTGTTGTAAGAGAAATTAAATGCGATGTGCATGATTATGTATACGACCAATTAAACGTACCTGGAAGAAAGGCTTGTTGGGGTGGACACAACTCTAACTTTAACGAAATATGGTGGGGTTTTCCAAGCGGAGATGGTGTGTATTTGCCAAACAAATATGTTATTTGGAATTACTTAGAAAACACTTGGTCTATAGGCTCAATGGATAGAGGCTGTTGGATTGACCAAGGTGCGTTTGACTTTCCTATTGCTGGTGATTCAAACGGTTTTATATACGAACACGAATCAACCACTTTATCTAATTCACCAAACCTAAATAGTGATGCACCATTTTGTACTAGCGGTCCAATAGAGTTAGGTAACGGTGATAACTATGTGCAATGTAATCAGATTATTCCAGATGAAGAAGCAAATACATTACCAGGTGTAACAATAAGTTTTAAAGGTAAGTTTACCCCATTAGGTAGCGAAACAGACTTTGGTAGTTTTACCTTTGAAAATGATGGATATACCGATGCTAGGTTTACAGCAAGACAAGTACAAATGACTGTAACAGGTAGCACAACACAAGACTTTCAAGTTGGTAATATAAGATTAAACGTAAGAACTAGAGGTAGAAGATAATGGATCTATCCTCACAAAGACAGTATATACAAAGAGCTGAAACAGCTGGAGTAATTCTTACAACCACAGACGATACAACCTTATATACATCACCTAGCGGTGGCGATTTTGATTTTTCTATTGTTGAATCTTTTTTGGTTTGTGACCATGACAACCAACAAACCAATATAACAGTTACAGTAGTAAGCGGTGGAACAACTTATACTTTATTTAAAGAATATGTAATAACTGCCTATGAT